CTTAGAGTCGTGCGACTTCGATGCTCCGGATGTATGGTGGCATGGGGTAGCGGATTTGGTGATTATCAATCGGACGACAGGGACAGCACACTCCATAGACTACAAGACAAGCAAGAGTGCGAGATATGCGGACGTGAAGCAACTCGATCTTGTCGCTTGTGGATTATTCGCCAAGTTTCCGGAGGTCAAGAGGGTGAAGTCGGCCCTCTTGTTTGTAGTCAGCAAGGAATTCGTGAGGGCGATTCACCATTCGGAGATGATGCCAAAGTACATAGAACCCGCCGCCCGAGACGTAGCAAGAATTGAAGCGGCGTTAGATAATGGTGTCTGGAACCCAATCCAAGGCCCGCTATGCAAGTTTTGTGCAGTGAGAGATTGTGAATACAACAGGAGCTAACATGCCATACGTAAACAAACCCCGTCCGTATAAAAAAGAGTACACCCAACAAATTACACGAGGAGAAGCTGATGAACGACTGGAGCGACAACGAGCACGAGAGTCAATCGACAAGAAGAGCGCCGACACAAACAAAGATGGACGTGCTGATGTCCGCGAAGGCAAAGATGTTGCTCATATCAGAGCACTATCTAAAGGAGGCGCTAATAAAAACGGAGTTAAGCTTCAGTTGCCTTCAGCCAACCGATCGTTTAAGCGTGGCTCAAACCACAAAGTAGTGTCAGAAGTAAGCACCAAAGAGCGTAAGAAAAAATGAAAGACGAGCATATTTGGCTCTTGCTGTTTGGTAGAGGGTGGGTAGCGTTAGAAGCCATAGAAGAAAGACATGAATCTATCTTTACCAGCCTTGCCCAAGCTAAAAAATTAGAAACAAGCAAAAACTTTGAGTGCGTTAGATTGAAGGAAGAAGAATGAATTTATCAGAGTACACGTGGCCTCGACCTCCGGGGTTCACGCCGTTTGAGCATCAGAAGACTACATCAGAATTTCTCACCATAAACCGCAAGGCGTTCTGCTTCAACGAGCAAGGTACAGGTAAGACAGCGTCAGTTATTTGGGCTGTGGACTACTTGATGTCCATTGGTTTAATTAAGCGTGTGTTAGTGATCTGCCCTCTGTCGATCATGAAGTCGGCTTGGCAGAACGACTTGTTTAAGTTTGCGATCCACAGAACCGTATCAATTGCTTACGGAGCCGCACGTAAGCGCAAAGAAATTGTGAACGCTGGTGCTGAGTTTGTCATCATCAATTTTGATGGCGTTGGCATCGTTAAAAAAGAAATCATTGCCGGTGGGTTTGACCTCATCGTAGTGGACGAGGCGTCAGCCTATAAGAATGCGCAGACCGAGCGGTGGAAAGACTTGCGCGATCTAGCAAAGAACATCAAGGGCTTGTGGATGTTGACTGGTACGCCCGCTGCACAGTCGCCTGTGGATGCTTACGGATTGGCAAAGCTTGTGAACCCAAAGGGGGTGTCGCCTTTCTTTGGTCAGTTCCGAGACACCGTGATGATGAAGCTCACTATGTACAAGTGGGTACCGAAGCCGACCGCGCAGCTAACCGTCCACAAAGCTTTACAGCCAGCCATTCGGTTTGAGAAAGCCGACTGCCTTGATTTGCCGCCCGTTACGTTTGTTGAGCGAGATGCGCCACTGACCCCGCAGCAGTTAAAGTTCTACAACATACTTAAGAAGCAGATGCTGATTGAGGCTGCTGGCGAAGAAGTATCAGCCGTTAACGCTGCCGTACAGATTAACAAACTCCTGCAAATAGCTGGAGGTGCGGTGTATACGGATACAAAAGAAGTCATTGAGTTCGACGTGAGCAATAGGCTCAACGTGGTGCAAGAAGTCATCGAGGAGTCAAGCCACAAGGTGCTTGTGTTTGTTCCGTTCACGCACACCATACAACTGCTTGAGAAGCACCTGCAAAAGAACAACATTACGTGCGAGGTAATTAACGGCTCGGTTCCTGTAAACAGACGCTCAGACATTGTCAAGCAGTTCCAAGAGCAGCCAGAGCCAAAGGTGCTAATCATCCAGCCGAAGGCGGCGTCCCACGGGTTAACTCTAACTGCCGCCAACACAATCATTTGGTATGCTCCATGCACAAGTGTTGAGACGTACTTGCAAGCCAACGCACGTATCGACAGGCCGGGGCAAGTCAACAACATGACTGTGGTGCACATCAAGGGTAGCCCCATCGAGGCCAAGATGTACGCACTGCTTCAGGGCAACATCAACAACCACCAAAAAATAATTGACCTGTACCGCCAAGAAATTTCTTCGGAAACTCTTGACAATGTAAAAAGTTAGAGTAGAATTAGATTTGTGTGAGCCTTTGCCGCCACACGCCAACCATTAGGAGAATTAGATGGACGAAGAAGTCAAGGACAGAGTCACCTCCGTAGATTTGGACAAGCTAACCACAATCTACATCAAGATCAGAGACGCTCGAGCCGACAGCAAGCGCGTGTTCGAAGCTGAAGACAACGATCTCAAAGAGCAAATGGAAGTGCTAGAGGCACAGATGCTCGATGTATGCAAAGAAATGAAAGCGGATAGCATCCGCACCCCACACGGCACAATCATTCGCTCGGTAAAGTCACGGTACTGGACGAACGATTGGGATTCAATGTACGACTTCATTCAGGAGAATGGTGCATTTGGCCTGTTAGAGAAGAGACTTCACCAAACAAACATGAAGGACTTCCTCTCTGAGAATCCCGAAGTTCTACCACTTGGTCTCAATGTGGAGAATTCTTATTCCGTGGTAGTTAGACGTTCAAAGGAAAAATGAAATGAGTAATGTCATGGTCATCAACGAAGACTTGCCCGACTTCCTGCAAAACGCAGGGGTTAGCGATCTTACAAAACAACTTGCCGGTAAGACTGGCGTTAAGCGCATCGTGCCTAAAAACGGAATCTTCCGTAAGACGGTCGGCGGTGAAGAGATGGGGAAGGTCAAAGGCAACTTAGACGTCATCATTGTTAACGCATCCCCTGCTGTGGGCCGCATCTTCTACGTAAAACCGTGGAGTCCTGATGCCGAGCCGACTGCACCCGACTGCTTCTCTAACGATGGTCGCACACCTGATGCCGGTGCAGAGAACCCACAAGCTGAGCGCTGCGACAACTGCCAACAGAACATCAAAGGTTCGGGCATGGGCAACTCAAAGTCTTGCCGCTATTCACGCCGTATCGCTATGGTGCTGAAAGAGGATTTCGGTACTTCACTTGAAGGCGAAGTCTATCAAATGAACTTGGCATCCAAGTCATTGTTCGGTGAGGGCGCGGGTGAAAACACGCACACCTTTGAAAACTACTCCAAGTATTTGTCCAACAACGGCAAAAGCTTGGACTACGTTGTTACGCAGATCAGCTTCAATGAAGAGAACGATAACCAGTCTGTGCTGTTCACGCCGACTGGCTACATCAACAAAGCGCAATTTGCTGTGACTAGCGAAGTAGCTAAGAAACCTGACGTGCTGAAGATGGTCGTTATGACACCATACCAAGCTGACATGGCGGGCAAGCAGGCTAAGCTAGAAGCACCAGTTCCCAAAGCCGCTGCGCCTAAAGCTGAGTCTCCCATTGAAGAGCCAACTAAGCGTGAAAAGAAAGCTGAACCTAAGCCCACAGTTAAGAAAGACCTTGACTCTGTGGTGAAGGCTTGGAGCGACGAGGAATAAATATGCCCTACGGTTACAGCCAAAGCTTGGTGTACGCAAATAAACAAGCAAGCATTAAGTCTTTGGGTGTGGCCTTGGGTCGTGTTTGTATTCGCGCAGACATTAGCGTTAGCGAAGTTGCAGGGTTCTTCGGGGTATCTCGGATGACTATCTACAATTGGTTCAAAGGGGACTCTGTCCCCTACCCTTGCTACGCTGACATCATCAGCGAATACATCACCCGCACCAAAGCTACCATCCAAACAAAGTAAAACATGTCATCTTTCGATCTGCTTGATGCGGTACTGCCACCGGAAGGGCGCTACTGTGTGATAGGGATTGGCAAGTATCCTGACCAACATTTTGTAGATACTAAGGAAGAGGTTGAAGAGTTAGCGACGGGGTTTGTTAAACGCAAGATTGACGTGTTCTTCGGATGCGCCAAGTTTGGTTCGTTAGACAACCGCACCCATGAAAATGCAAAATACTTCCGTGCTCTGTGGATGGACATTGACTGTGGCCCAACCAAAGGTGTACCCGACAAAAAAGGCATTATCAAGGGCTATCTCGATCAGCAAACTGGACTCGACGAGTTCAAGAAGTTCTGCATTACGGTCGGCTTACCGAGACCAATACTAGTTAGCTCTGGCTACGGCATACATGCGTACTGGCTGCTAGAAAAAACAGTGTCCCGCCGAGAGTGGGAGCCACTAGCCAATAGGCTTCGTGAACTGTGCGTTGAGCAAGGGTTAATCGTGGACTCCTCAGTCTTTGAGGCTTCACGTGTCCTGCGCATCCCCGGCACATTTAATTTCAAACAGGAAGACCCCAAACATGTAACGGTACTAAACGAGTTGACGCCTCGCATGACATACCAAGAAGTTAAAGACTTGCTTGGTGCACCTGAACCAAAGGACGACACACCCGATTTCATTCCGCGCTCAATAAGCCCGATGATGGAAGCACTCATGGGTAACAAGGTCAAGCGGTTTAAGACGATCATGATGAAGGGTGAAGGCGGGTGCGCCCAACTTAACTACTGCTTTGAAAATCAAAACAGCATCGAAGAACCGTTGTGGAGGTCTGCTCTTTCTATTGCAGCTTTTTGCGTAGACGGGGACAAGGCCATACATAAACTGTCGAACCAGCATGAGGGCTACGATGCCGTAGAAGTTGACAACAAAGCTAATAACCTGCGTAGCAAGGGGGGCCCACACCACTGCGCGACATTTGCAAAACTCAATCCGCAAGGCTGTGAGGGTTGCATCCATAGGGGCAAAATTAAATCGCCCATCATGCTCGGCGTTGAGATTGAGGAAGCCGACGCAGAAGATAACGAATACGCCGTTGAAGATAAAGACGGTGAGGTTGAGATACAGCATATTCCAGAGTACCCGTTTCCTTTTTTCCGTGGCAAGAAGGGTGGTATTTACATTCGACCTGAAAAAGAGGACGAAGAAGCCGAGCCCAAACTTGTCTACGAGCATGACTTTTACGTAGTCAAGCGCATGCGTGACCCCGAGCTTGGCGAGATGGCTTTGTTTCGTTTGCACTTGCCGCATGACGGTGTCCGAGAGTTCAGCATCCCTACGATGGGTATCTCCTCACCCGATGAGTTGCGCAAACAGTTGGCGCACAACGGAGTTGTAGCCCATAAATCACAGTACGAATTACTCGCAAGATACGTTGTTTTCTTTATAAAAAATTTGCAATACGTTAAAAAGGCAGAAACCATGAGAACTCAGTTTGGTTGGGTAGAGGGGGACAGCAAGTTCATCCTCGGTGATAAAGAGATTACAAAAGACGGAGTGTTTTACAGCCCGCCGTCGAGTGTTACAAAAGATGTTGCCGCAAAACTAATTGTTAAAGGCACGATGGAGAAGTGGAAAGAAGCGTTCAACATGTACGCTAGACCGGGGCTTGAACCCCATGCGTTTGCCGCGCTCACAGCGTTCGGCTCACCACTGCTAAAATTTACAGGGCTCGAAGGCGCAATCATTAATTTGATCCACCCTGACTCTGGTTCGGGCAAATCGACGGCATTGTTTATGTGCAACAGTGTGTATGGTGAACCTAAAGGGTTAACCTCCATGTACAAGGATACGTTCAACGCGAAGATGCACCAGCTTGGTGTGATGAACAACTTGCCCAATACGATCGACGAGATTACCAACCTTAGTGGCATGGAGTTCTCTGACTTGGCATACAGCATCAGCCAAGGCCGTGGCAAAAATAAAATGAACGGCTCAACGAACACCCTGCGTGTTAACAACACTAGCTGGCAGGGAATGACTTTGTGCTCGGCAAACGCCAGCTTCTATGAAAAGTTAGGCGCGGCGAAGAACACACCCGATGGCGAGTCCATGCGTCTGCTTGAGTACAGGATCGAACCCAACGGCGCTATTGGCGTGCAGGAGGGCAAGCAGATGTTTGACCACCAACTGCGTGAGAACTTTGGACATGCCGGTGAAATATACATCCAATGGCTCGTCAATAACTTGGAAGAAGCAGTAGCC